ATGAATGCATTGCAACATACTCTGGATCAATAAGAAGACCAGCGTCACCATCAACTGTGGATGAACCACTTGTTCTGTTTAAAAACAAAGATGGCACTATTGCCACATTTCCGAAGTCTCCCTCGTACAAATTCACAGTCAATGTGATCTTGCGAGACTCAGCGTCTTGGTTAACTACATAAGTTCCGTTAGTAGCTGCAAGCTGACGACTGAACTGACTGATCTCTTTTTTAAGAGTTGGGCCAGCAAGAAGTGTCAACTGTCCACCAGGCATACCGTTAGCTTCATAGAGTTCTTGAAGAACGCTATTAAAAGTTGTTTCGGTTTGTGTGCCTGTTGTGTCATTAGCAACATTTTGGAAGTCAGCAGGGATGTCGGATGGTTGACCACCAACTCCTAACCATTTAAACATACCACGAGTTTTGTATGGTGCGCCTGCTCCAGCGTCTGCTTGACGATCCTGTGAAGAACAGAATGCAGATTCAATTGAACGCTTAACGTTACGAACTGCTTTAGCTTCAGCATTAGCAAATTCTGATGCAACTCCGGCAGTATTTACAAGCTCCTGGATGTTTGAAACTTGGAATGTATCGCGGAAGACTTGAACGTAATTTCCAAGTTTTGCACGATCAGCAACTTGGTTCTTAAATGCAGTTACGTCCTCGCCTTCATTGACTCCTGAAAACTCAGGATTGTCTAATTTATCGACCTGGTATTCAAAGAAAGTACCTGTCGCTTGAGCTTTTTTTGCCATTGAGACAAATGGTGTAGATTCTGGTTCAAGCGTTGAAATAATATCAGTTAAATCCTCGCGGTTTCCAGATGTATTGTATGATGTACTTAATGCCATCTTGTTATCCTCCTTGTGTTAAATGTTATTTTGAGATTGTTAGACCTCGTTTTAATTGAATGTAATTTTGAAAGTCTGCTATTGATCCAGATTTATCATATTTGGCCTTAGCCGCTTGCAGAGCCTTTTTCTGTTTACTTCCCTCACTCCTCGGTTTACTTACTGCTGCCTCGGTGCTTGCCACAGGTGCTGATGGTTTCTTGAGTTGCTTGGGCTTAGACTTGGACTCTTGTCGTTGCTTTACTGATTTCAATCCTTCAACCATGAGAGCAAGTGCGAAGTTGCTGTTTGGTAAATGATCGACCAATGGTTTGTAAAGCGGACTTTGTTTTACCTGCATGAACATTTTATAATCATCACTTTCACCATCACTTAAGAAGTCGAATGTTTTGATTGCTTGGTCATCTGATGCTTGGCGTTCCTTAATCCAGGCTTCTCTAGCTGGTGCATCTTTACGAAGTACTTTTTTAGCATTCGCTTTTATGCGTCTTAAGTCTGCCTTGGTGTAAGTCTTGCCTTCTTGCTTCAGTACATATTCATTGCCATTGTCATCGTACTCGACTTCGTTTTCCATCCCCTCGTCTGCCCATTCAATGAGTGTATTAAGGTTATCGACTTCTTTACTTAGTGTTTGGATGTCATTGACATTATGCAAGGCATTATCTTTGAGGAATGACGGAAGTTCAGCAGGCGGTGGAGTTTGTTCCACTTGTGCTTGTAACTCCTCGTTCTCAGCAAGTAGTGCTTTCTTCTGTGCAGTTAAACGACCAAATCGTTTGATTGCAGAAGCATTTAGTTGCTTTGCTAAGTCCTTGGATTCCTCTTCGGATAATGAGTCCAGGTCTATATTAAACTTTGAAAGAACATCTGAAGGTTCTACGGGCGGCTCAGTTGATTCCTCCTCTGATTCATCCGGTTCTTCAGTAGACTGATCCTCTGCTTCAACTTCTTCCGTAGCTTCTTCAACGGGTTCTGCTTCAACATCGGTTGATTGTGTATCCTCTCCCTCGCGTCTCTGCATCAAGTTAGTTGCAAGATCAGCTATGGAAAGATTACCTTCGTTTGTAACATCCACAGAGTTTTCGGAGGACTCTGAGTTAACCTCTTGAATTGCTTCTTCCATAATTATTCAAGGCATGAATAGCCTAGTGTAGCAAAATGTAGTTGATTGTACCACAAAAGGCAACAAAAAAGCCCCTATGGCCTACCCCATAAGACCATAGAGGCTATTATCTACGAGCAAAGAAATTATAATTTATAGAAAGTGTCTAGCTCTTCATCAATCGCTTCCAACTTACCTGTCATCATGTAATGTCGATTTGTGCAGTCGATGATTGCTTTTGTCTGAAGCTGGCGTATTACTTCCTCACGCATTGCTTCACGCATCTCAATGTACTTCTTAAAGTGTGGATCGTTCTTTAAAGTGGCTAATGCCTGGATTGCTTCATCCGGGTCTATATCGTGGTATGTTTTTCTTTTGCGGGGACTCATCGTTTTTTACCTTTGTGCAATCCATGCTTGGCATATTGTTTACCTTTGCTGGTGGCTGCTCGTTTCTTTTTGTTTGCTGCGGCAAGTTTTGCTCTGCCTGCTTTGGTGCTTTTTAACTTCTTAATTGTCTTGGATGGTGCATAGACCTCACCCGTCTCAGATGACTTCTTACCAGATGCTGTGCGCCACTTCTGCTTACCCCATCGCTTGAGCGATTTCTGAGACTTGGCTAATGCCATTATCTATATCCTCCACCTGCTGCTTTATATTGTTTCGCAAGCATTTGGGCTTTACGCGCACTCCATTGCCCACTTTTACCGCCCTTTGATCCTGCCTTAATTTTTGCAAACAAGCGTTTACGCATGGTAGGCTTAGTGTAGTTGCCCGCCTCATTCACACGGGACTTAGCTTTCTTCTTAGCTACCATTTTTTACAAGACCAATAGCCAGCAGTTAGTTTAGACTTTTTCTCATCGCATTTATGTCTCGCTCTGAAGGATTTACGCCTGGCGGGTTCTGATTTTCTAATTCGCATTTGCGGATCACCAAACCTAACAAGACGAACTTTATCACCCTCTTTAGCAAGTACTGCAAACTTCTTGGACTTACCGCTCGTCCTTTTCGGTTTATTGTAACCAGAAAAACGTTCGCCACGATAGGTAATACTCACTTTTTCTTACGCTTGACCATCTTCTTCCCGGTCTTCTTGGCATATGATTTAGCTTTTGCCATACCTTTTTTTCCGTATCCGAATTTCTTTCCTCCTACCATTGGCATAATATTTTCCTCCTTTAAGCTGCTGCTCCTGTTTGTCCAAATTGTGTGGGTGCTGCCCCTAGCCTTCCAATCTCAGCGTTTTGTTTTTGCTGAACCTGCATTTGTCTTTGTTGTAAGTAATTCTGAATACGCTCCTGTAAGGCAGGATCTTGTTGTACCTTTTGTGCCACATCAGGTTGTGCAAGCCATTGCTGGAATATCTGCAATTTCATCTCATGTGCATCATTAGGTTTAACATTGGGTGGTACACCTGCATATATCTCTGCGATGGTTTGCCTCTCTTCATCCATTGCTTTCTGAGATGCAGTTTCCTTGGGTAACATAATACTTTCAGCAGCACCTGGTAGAATCTGTCCGACTGCAATCTGTAAAAGTCTTTCAGTATCCAGCGTACCATTTCTGTCTAGTTGTGCGCCAAGTTGTGCAATTGCTTTTACACGCTCAAGCATTTGCTCTGGATCTTGAGTTGCCACATCAAACTGCATGTAAAAATCAAACCTTTCGTTTGGATTACCTTTTGCATACTTCTGCATGTCTTGCATACCTGTAACACGGAAGTATTCTGCATCTGGGCCATACTGCTGATAAAGGGAATATACTTGATCGAGTACATACTTGAGATGGTGGAATACTTTATCCACGATCTCTTGTTGTTTCATCTGTGCCTCGATTGGATCTACACCTGGTGCATTGCGTCCAAGCAGTCTGTTTGCCTGTTCTTCTATATATCTTCTAATCTCAATATTAGCTGAACTTCCACGAGGTGTGTCTGCAAATCTATACTCTCCTGGCGTGCGGTATGGAACGCGGACACCTGGCCCCCACTTCGATGGGGCGCGTCCCATTGGGTGTTCCAAAGGCGGTAAAGTTGTTAATGACTGCGAGTCAATGCCAGCATCAACTTCTGCTTTTAATACCTGTTGTAAACTTTCCAACCTCTCAGGTACTGAACGTGCAGAGTATAATTTCTTAGATGTTCTCTCTATCTGAGTGACCACAAATGGATACTGCCCATGTGCGTAATCAAGCAATTGATGTTTGGCATACAGATCCGAAATCTGAGGGTGTAAAATTGTGCAGTAAATACCAGGGATATTGTCTTCGTCCAAGAGTCTTTGATAACAGTACACTATTCTAATGAGACTATTTTCATTATCTCTGGTAAACTCATCACTCTCTCTTAGCTGATATAAATTCTCGTCATTGTCCTCACCCTTTCCGGCAAGTTCAATAGCTGCATCCACAAACTCTTCTGACCATTTTTCGGTACTAATTTTAGCCCTTAATTGTTCTGGGGTCATACTGACTGCATGAAATACATAGGGTGCTTCCTGTGGATTCATTGCATAGGATGGCCAAAATACATCCTCGTCAGGTGCAAGCGCACGAATCTTTGGTCTGCTAACCACTTGACGGGTAACAGGTATTGTGGTTTCTCCATCCCTGCGTAACTCACGCAACATTGCACGAGCTTTGGACTTTCCAATATCAAACTGAGATTTAAGAACTTCTGTGAGTTCCTCATCCATACTGCCATCCTGTATCGCTCCAGCAACTTGTGGCAATACCTGGGCAACTTGGTCTAACTTTATGGTCTGTTGTTGCTTTAACTCCTGGTTCTCATACCAGCAGTAATGAACCATCATGCCCTTCTCAAATAAATGATTTAGTCCCAACTCAATCTCAGGATAGAACTCATCCATCTTCGTATTGATTAACCAGCGCAGGAACATACTTACCACATTGGCACGCTCAACATCATTGGATTCTACAGGTGTGGCAACAATGTGCGCACGTCTTATTGCATTCATGGACATTGCCACTCTGCAAGATATCGCATCATCCACTAATCTAACCTCTTGGTCACTCGCTCCCTCCCAAGGGAACACTTCACCCGTCTGATTAATTGAAGCGTGCTTCTTAAAGTCATCCGATTTACCTGCCCATAAACAATGACGGGTATCGTAATCCCTTTGCCTACGATCCAACCATTCACCTAAATCACTTTGCGTGCGCTTGTAGGCTTCTGCAAGGTAAGCAATATCAGGCTCTTTAGATACGTATAATAATTCTGGATCGCTGGCAGAGAGCATGTGTAGCATAAAACTACATTATGCACCTAATGTAGTCAACCTAATATCCTCCACCACCTGTGACCTGGATGTCACCATGTGTGATATGTTCCGCACCACTCACAAATAAATATCGTAGGCAGTCAATCTGATCGGAGAAGTAATCACTCTTACTCTCTCCAGCGTATTCAAGCATGGATGATATTGTATTCTCGCATTGGTCAGAAAAGTAAAGTTGTGGACAGTTTTCCTCAGTCATAGGTTCTGTATCATCCCAACTTAACGCATCATTGATCTTGGCAATACCTGAGTCAATAGACACACCTGGTGCGGCACGGAATACAAAGCCCATGTTACTCATCGTATTAATAATATTACTCTCACCCTCTTTTGTGCGGACTGTGGCTGCACCCATTCTTGGGTCAACTATTCTCTCAAATATATCCTCACCCACTTCCTGTGCCTCAAAGTA